AACGGTGGTATTATTGGTTTGAAAGAGGGTGGCATGAATGATATGATGCAGGCCGATAGTTTAATGTTCAATGATCCTTCTGATGAAGGACAATGGGAGTATAATGTTTAATTTTAACACAAAGGATATGTTATGGTTAGCAGGGCTAGTTCTTAGCTTTGGTATTACTTGGGGTATGTGGAGTGAAAGATTAAATGCTGTAGAACAAAAAGCCAATAGTGTTGCAGAAATGCAACAGGACATTGCTGTTATTAAAGTACAATTACAATCCATGGACGACAAAATGGCCTGGATGGAAGAATTTTTAATTAAGAATTATAAGGAGTTTTAGAAATGGATATGGAAAGACTTTTGGCGTCTGTACGTCATAATGAAGGTTACCGCAACAAGGTTTATTTGGACACACTAGGCAAGAGAACTGTGGGTATAGGCCACCTCTGTGTTGAAGATTTTTGGGAAGATGACAAAGAATACGAAGAATCATTCTTGATGGAGATACTAGAAAAAGATTTAGAAAACGCTATATCAGGTGCAGAAGAACTATTAGGTGAATATACAGTTCATGATCAATGTAAAGAATTGTTAGTAGAGATGGTTTTTCAGCTTGGAAAAACAGGCGTCAGTAAGTTCCGCAACATGTGGGCAGCATTAAAAGATAAAACACCACCAGATTACAAGACAGCGGCACTGGAAATGCTCGATTCGAAGTGGGCCAAACAGACCCCGAACCGGGCAAAACGCATGTCAGATACAATGGCTAGTTTAGGATAGGAGGACGTTATGTGTGAATGTTGTGACGGCGGATGTGGTAGGTAGTGAAACTACTTTTAACAATTCTTTTCTTCTTTACGTTAGTAGCTACAATAACTGATGTAAAGGCTGAGACAAATACCGTGTCAAGCACGGTTGTGACTAACTCAACTCCACCTACCGCAAATGCACCAGTTATAGCCAATTCCAACAGTGACATATGTAAAGTTGGTATTGGCGGGAGTGTTCAAAATAACGTACTAGGAGTTGCCACAGGAATTTTAGTAGACGATGAACTGTGTCAAAAATTAAAATTAAGTCGCTCTATGTATGGCTACGGTATGAAAGTCGCGGCTGTGTCTATTCTTTGTCAAGACCCACGTGTCTGGACAGCGATGACTGATGCAGGGACCCCGTGTCCTGTCAAAGGCCTTATCGGGGCGGAGGCAGCTGAATACTGGACTGATAATCCTGATGAGATTCCAGACGGCAGTAAATACAAAACTGAATATGTACAGGCTGCAAAACCTGTAGAGGGAGAGTTAAGCGATGCAGGACATATTGCACTTTATAAGACTTTGTTCCTTATTACTACTGGTCTCCTCTTATTCTAAAGCAGAGTGCTTAATTGATGAAGCAGGACTTTGTATTCCAGGAGTCATAATTACAGAAGATACACAAGTTGACATTACTGAAGAAGACAAAGGCACTGAAATAATTACAACTACCACAACGACTGTTACTACTAACACTACCACAATTACCAACGAAGACTCAGGAGACATTTTAGATGGCACCAATGGTTATGTAAATTCTTCAAAAGAGGGTGATATGGATATTGATTGGGGTGGTCAAGGAGGTGCAAGTATGCCAACAGGTAATGCTTGTTATGGATTAGGTTCAGATAAATGTGCACAGATTACAGGCAGTGGTAATTCCACATCTACTATGGGAGTTGATGGTATGGGTACAACATTTATTAATACGATTGACATATCTGATTTAAATATACAAAAAGGTGGAGAAGTCAAATATACAATTGAAGTAGATAAACAAGATGCTCAAGATAGAATATACATGCACATTACAGGACTTAATGGAACTAGCCAGGTCTTTTCAGGCACTGACATCTTGTCTGAATCTGGAGTATCAACCGGATACCAGTCTTATAATGGGTCTTTCGATTTTGCTGGTGTATTAAATAAAGTCGTAATTGAAGTAGGCGGAAGAGATATTAATCTTGCTGTAGGTCCTTTGTTTGATGACGTTAGTGTCAATGTTTTTTACAACGTAATTAATACTATTATTACACAACAAATTACTACCTTAGAAGAAATATATTATTTAGATCTATTTGATCCTACTGAACTAGATTTTGTAGAAGAGGTGTTTGAATATAATGATATTAGTTTTGATGAAGGTGATATTGATTTTACACCTATTGAACCTGAAACTGAAGAGGTAAGTTTTGAGTCTGTTGAATTAGAATTAGAACTAGAAATGAATTTTGATATGGAGTTTGAAGCACCATCAATGGAAATGTTATCATCCTCAGACATGGAAATGGATATACCTGTAAATGTAGAAACTGTTGAAGCAGAGATACAGATGGAACTAGAAGAACTACCAGAGCCTGAGATGATGGCTTCTGTAGAAGATATGCCAGAACCAGAGATCACGGATCCCGAACCAGAACCTGAGACAGTAGAACCTGAACCTGAACCTGAACAAGAGACTACCGAAGAATCTCAAGAAGAACCACAGGAAGCAGAACAAAAAGAACCGCAACCAGAAGAAAAAGAAAAAGATCCAGAAGAAAAGCCAAAAGAAGAGAAATCATCTAAACCAAAGGTATCAAAGAAAGAGAAAGCTGCCACCAAAATCGTCAAGAAAATTGATGATAAAGCAAGATATGATGACGCTGCTCAAATGAAAACATTGATAGTTATGCAAATACTTGGTAATACAAAATCATTCTTTGACTCACAAGCTACAATAGTAGATACAAATGTTAACGAATATTTAAACAAGACAATAGAAGATCAATATGGTATTCTATTTGATATAGCTCAACAACAAACAATAGATGATATGGTAAACGCACAATGGCAGAAGTAAGTATAGGCGGAATCTCCTTTAAGGGAGGAAAGATGATGGCAATTATCCTTGCACTTAGTAGTGCCGTGGGTGCTTTATATGGCGGATTTGAGATGTATAAACGCTTTCAAGATATGTCTGCAGCTATTGAGGCTTATCAGGAGCCTGACCTCAGCGGATTTGATAAGAAGATTGCACTTGTGGAAAGTGAAACTCAAGCACAAGTAGAACTTGTATCACAACAATTAGACGCTTTAAAAAGTGAATTAGAAATTATATTAGGTGAAATAGATTTAATAAGTCAAGTTAGTCGTGAACTTAAAGATGATCTAAAAACTGATTTACGCTCTGTCGAAGGGGACGTTCGTCACATTACTGAAATAGTGAATGACGTGGAAGATAGACAGAAAGAAGATTCTAGAGAACTGATAGATGAAATGAAATTGTTAGAAGAAAGTCTTGATCTAAAAATAGATAAAGCTTTAAACAACCCTCTATCAGGTATGAGTGCCAAAAACTAAATCAAAATATTTTTGTTGATTATCATTTAGATCGGCTAGATCTTTAATATTACTATCATTTTTACAAAGTTGATTGTATATCTTTTTATCTTTACACCAATCTCTACCTGTCCAAAACTCAAAGCCATCGTATTTTGACTTGTATATACTACTATTTTCATAGCTATAAGAAAAATAATAATACTTGTAGTTCCAATCCATACAGTATTTTATTTCATATAAACTAGCATAAGTTCCCAAGCCTAGCTTTTCGTTTTCATAGTCCCAAGCAAATTGACCTGTCATAAAGTGATCATCAACCAGCATAGCTTCTGTAAAAGCTATAGGTCTTTCTTTGTAATAATATACAAAATATTTCCAATCAATAGGATCATCACGCATGAACTCTTCGCTTTCTTTTTCATTGTTTACTTCGTAGTAATTTTTATGTTGTATATATTTTTTGTATATATGAGCTATGTCATCTTCTAAGTGCCAGGGTAGTTTATCATAAGTATGTACATATATATCTTTTTTGTTAAGGGTATACTTTTGTTTTTTTGAAAATGTAAATTCTGATAGCTGCAGTCTACTAGATCTAGCATTAATCCAAGTAAGGTGATTTATTTTGGTATAGTACCAAGATAAAGGTAACCAGCCGTTATTGAATGCATAGTCATATTCACTTTCCTCAAACTCTGCTAAGGGAAGACTATATAATAGATCGTAGTTTGTTAACTTACCTGTAATATGATCAAAAAATATTTTCACTCAGGACGTTCAAACTGAGTCATATAAGAATCATCAGTTTTAGTATCTTCTTCTCTTGTGTTTTCTACTGTGTAGAAATTTTGATCAATCTTATATCCAGGGTTTTTTGTCAATCTTTCTTCCATAAAAGCATCATCATACCAGATAGTTCTGTTGTTAGGGTATGCAAAAAAGTTGCCATCATCCATACGAAACATATGTGCACATTTGTGTTCAGGATCTTCACTAAAATTTGTATCTAACATACCTGCTTTATTTTCCCATGCCCAATCTATAGTAAACATATAAGTACCTTTTCTTTTTATGCCTTTATAATCAACTAACTCTGCTCTACAATTCGCTAATCTATTGCGCTTTTGTACGTCTACATAAGGTGAAAAACAATCCCAATACTGATGAATATTTAAAGGATGTTTTGGTGCATCTTTTTTCCAACAGAATGCGTGTATAGGTCTTCTAGTCCAATTAACACCATTTGGTAATAAACATTCAAACAATAATGCTCTTCGTTCTAAACTATTAACAGTGTGCACGTCAGTAAATGTATACTCACCGTGACCTTTTTCATGATCAAATAGATATTCGTTTCTAATATATGCGCTGAAAGGCGGTAAATTGTGATTTAAATATGCCATGAGATATATTAACCTATACCAACCAGCTTTTCAAATCTTCTCCTAACACTTCTGTCGCAATATCTATCTTAGATCTTAAACATTGTACTATCTTTTCGTCTACAGTTTTTTCTGCTATAAAATCAACGTAAGTTACCTTTTGATCCTGTCCTATTCTATGTGCTCTATCTTCAGATTGTAGTCTTATTTCTAAGTCGTAACTGTTGCTATAATACACGACAGTGTGACTAGCAGTAAGAGTGAGGCCATAGCCTCCGGTCTTTGGGTTAGCGACCAAATATTTAAGAGCATTTTCTTTATCTTGAAATTTAGATATAATTTGATCCCTTTCGTCCACAGGCGTATCACCATAAAAACTAGATACAGTTTCTGTTCCATATTTTTTCTCCAATTCTTTTGTAATGTTTTTTATATCGTGTCTATAATTTGCCCAGATAATAACTTTATCATCTGTTTCTTCTAAAAAGTTTAGAAGTTCTTTGATACGATTATTTTTAATTTCTATAACCTTACCATCATCTGTTGTCATGTGACCACAAGTTATCTGATGTAACCTCATCATTTGTGTCAAGGCAGAAAAAGCTGTCATTGAGTTACCATTCAACTCTGCTACAGCAAACTCTTTCATCTCTCTGTACGCTTTAACTTGATCGGGAGTAAGTTCTATAAATCTTTTTGTATACAACTTCTCTGGTAGATCTAAACAATCTTCTTTAAGAACTCTTGTAGAAAAATTTTCTAGTTTTTCATTTAGTTCATCTAACCTTATGTACTTGATAATATGGTTATAACTATGTGCACCTCCAGCTGCGTTTCTCTGTGCCATCAAAGCATATCTGCTTTTAAATGCCCAGAAAGAAGTAAAACCTAACAGGTCTTCGTTTAAAAAACCACACTGAGTATATAAATCTAAAGGAGACTTAGTTACAGGAGATCCTGTTAGTATTCTTCTATACTTAGCATACTTGCCAAGTTTAATAGCACTTTTAGTTCTATTAGCTGTAGGTGATTTAATTGTTGTAGACTCATCAACAGCCATCATTACTGCATGTGACTTTAAAAATTCTAATGCCGCTGTGTATCCTTTTGTGGTGCTTAAAGCTTCTACGTTAATAAGAAATATTGTAAGTTTCTCTGAAAAAACTTTAAGAGAATCTAACATAGCTTTTTGTTCTTTGTTAGGTGTAGGAGTCCAACACACAATATTATGTTCTATTCTATCTGGTAAATGTTTAGGTAACTCTGATATCATCCAGTTTCTATAAACACCTTTGGGTGCAACAATTAGGGCACCATTAATTTTTCTTTTTTCATGTAACATTGCCATGTTATCAATCAATACTTTTGACTTACCTGTTCCCATCTCCATAAAAAATGCGTATGAGGTTGAGTTCCAGGATTTTTCTAATGTAGTTTTTTGATGTAAAAACGGCTTTGTTTTATATATATAATTATTCATTTCTGTATTCTCCTTAATTCTCCCACAAATATATACTTGCAAAAAAAATAAATCAAGTGTATAAATAATTAAGAAAATAGAATGACAGTTTACGTAATACAAGAAATGCCTTACAAAGATATCCTCAGTGCTGAGGAGTATGGCAAATTAATTTCTCTCATACCACCTGGCTTTCAATTATTATTGAGCTCTGATTCTATTGTGGACCAATTAAAAAAAGGTCTTAAAGATTTTTCAGATGAAGATTATTTATTGTTAATTGGTGATCCCTCAATTATTGGTATTGCATGTTCAATCGCATCTGATATAAATATGGGATATTATAAAGTTCTTAAATGGGACAGGAAACGTGAAAAGTATCATCCCATTGAAGTAAATATAAGGAGAAATGAGAATGACGAAAATAAACTTTGAAGACGATGTCTTTTCAGATGTCGATGACACCTCACTAAAAGCACTTGCTGATAAATGTAAACAACTTGAGTTTGCAGAAAAAGAAGTTGCTGAACTTGAAGATTCATTAAAAGAAAAAAAAGAAGCTGCAAGAAAATTATCTGAAGAGGATATACCTCTATTCTTAGCTGAAAAAGGTTTGTCTAGTATTACACTAGATAACGGTACTGAAGTAAAAATTTCAGAAGAGATACGACCTGGTGTAAAGGTTGCTGATAAGCCGTATGTATATTCTTGGCTCAGGGACAACGGATATGGTGACATAATTAAAAACAATGTCTCAGTATCTTTTGGTATGGGCGAAGACTCACAGGCACTTAAATTAAAAACAGCTATACAAGATTTAGGAATGACAGGCACAGAAAAAGAAGATGTGCACTATCAAACTATGAAAGCATTCGTAACTGAGCAACACAAAAAGGGCGTGTCTTTGCCAGACGAATTTGGTGTGTACGTAGCCAATAAAACAAAACTCGTACAGAAACGAAAAATATAATCGAAAATAAGGAGCAACGAATGACGCAAAACGCACAAACGAAACCTCAGCAACAAGAAGTTGTTGAGAAGAAAAACACGGCTGTTGTAGATTTAGGATCTTTTGAGGCAGATGCCTCTTTAGGTCTTCAAGACTTACAACAAGACGATCTAGCAACACCAAGGATAAAAATTCTTATGAATGGTTCTGATGAATTAGAGGCAGATGAAAACCTCAAGATGGGACAGATTTATAACAATGTCACTGGTGAAGCTTATGACGGTAAAGAAGGTATTATAGTTATACCATGTGCTTATGAAAGACAGTACGCAGAATGGACTACAACAAGAGGTAAAGGTAATCCTCCTGTAAATACTTACAAAGCTGATAGCGATATCTTAACCAAGACAAATAGAAGTAAAGAGGACAATAAAGATTACTTAGACAACGGTAATTATATTGAGACAAATGCAAATCATTTTGTCATTGTATATGATTCAAAGACAGGCGTTGGCACTCCTGCTTTAATCACAATGAAGTCTACACAATTAAAGAAGAGTAGAAAATGGAACAGCATGATGTTGAACATAAGAATACCAGGATCTAAAGGTCCTTTTAATCCTCCTTCTTTTAGTCATATGTATAAACTTAAAGTAAAAAAGGAAGACAATGACAAAGGTAAATGGTTTGGTTGGGATATTGAATTAGTAGGTCCTATTACAAATATGGAGATATATAATCAAGCTAAACTATTTCACTCCAGTATAAAGTCGGGTGAGGTACAAGCTAAACCAGAACAAGATCAAGAATCATCTGGTACAACACAAACACCATTCTAATTTAACTTGGGGGTGGTGCTGGGTTATAGGCCACCCCCTTTTTTAACAAAGGTAGGAAATGTTAGAATACGATATTGGTACGTTTAAAAATATTTTTAGAGGCTTAGATAGAGCCTATGGACAATATCGTGTGGGTGAACAAAAAGAAAATGGTAAGCAAGGTGGTAAAGCTTACATAACAAAAGGTCAGATTACTGATCAAATGTGGCATGATCATCTAGAGGGTAATGATCCTAGTTTAGGTATTATTCCTATTATGGATGACTCTAAATGCTATTGGGGTTGTATTGATGTTGATATGTATCCTCTTAATCTTAAAGAATTAGTACAAAAAATAAATAAAAAGGGATTGCCTTTGGTAGTGTGTCGATCTAAATCAGGTGGTGCACACATATTTATTTTTACAAAAGAGCCTGTCACGGCTTCTTTAATGCGTGATAAATTAGCAGACTTCGCAGCTTTCTTAGGTTTTGCTAATTGTGAAATTTTTCCTAAACAAATTGAAATTAGAGCAGACAGAGGAGATACAGGTAACTTCTTAAACTTACCTTACTTTGGTGCACATAAAGAAACCAATAATAGATATGCAATAGACAATAATGGTAAACCTTACAGTTTAACAGAATTTTTTACTTTACACAATAAACTCGCTTTAACAGGAGTAGAGTTACAAGACTTATCTACTACAAAAAAGAAAGACAGTTTGTTTGATGGACCGCCTTGTTTAGAACATTTAATGAATGAGAAGATACCAGAAGGTGGTAGAGATAATACTTTATATCAATACGCTGTATACGCTAAGAAGAAGTGGCCAGATGAATGGCAGGACAAAATAGATGAGTTTAATCATAAGTTCATGGATCCTATATTACCTTCTAAACAAGTATTAAAGACAGTTAATCAACACGAAAAAAAAGAATATCAATTCAAGTGTAAGGATCAGCCAATGTGTTCTGTATGTAATTCACAACTATGCAGGACTCGTAAGTTTGGTATAGGCAATGACTATGATCATGATGTTACTGATCTTACAAAGTATGAGTCAGATGAGTCTGTATGGTTTTTAAATGTAGATGGTAGAAGACTATGTATTAGCACAGACGAGTTTTTTGATCAAGCTAAGTTTAGAAAAGCTTGTATGAATACTTTAAATGTATTGCCTAATAAGATGGCAGCTCGTGACTGGGACGCTAGGATACAGGCTTTATTAGCCATGGTAGAAGTTATAGAAATGCCAGAAGAAGTTACTAAGGTAGGTAGATTTGATAATTATATGGAGTCTTTCTTATCTGATCAAGGTGAGGCTATGACTATAGATGAAATTTTAATTGACAAAGCATGGTCACCTGAGGATGAAGAAGTTACTTACTTCAAACTATCTTCCCTAGAAAATTATTTAACTAAGAAAAGATTTACTAATTTTAGCTCTACACAAATGTGTGCAAGAATAAGAGAATTAAATGGTGACTCTATCAAAAAGAAAATACGGGGTAAGGTTCATCACCTATGGTTTGTACCTAGGTTAAAAGATACAGATAGATCCGATCTACCTCTACCTAACTTAGATCCTAAGGTGCCTTTCTAATGAAAACAAAAATAATATTAGGACCACCAGGAACAGGTAAAACAGAATATTTACTTCGTAAAGTAGAAGAACAATTAGAGGCTGGCGTAAAAGCAGAGCACATAGGATATTTTGCTTATACAGTAAAAGCAGCTAATGAAGCACGGACCAGGGCTATGGGTAGATTTAAATTTTTAGATAAAAAAGATTTTATATATTTTAGAACACTACATAGTTTAGCTTTTAAACAATTAGGTCTAACTAAAGATGATGTTATGAAAGACAATCATTACAAAGAGTTATCAGATTTATTAGGTATCAAACTATCTAACACTAATCGTAAAATGGACAGCACAGGATTTCAATTACAAGATGATATGTTTGCTAAAGTCATAGACATGGCAAGAGTTAGAAACGTTACACTGAAAGAACAATTTCACGAGATGTCTCACATGGAAGGTGGATGGATGAAATTAAAATACATAGCAGACGGTATAAAAGAATATAAAAAGACTCGTAAGCTATATGATTTTACAGATATGATTATAGAATTTAGTAAAGCAAACAACGATGAAATGATTCCTAAGCTTGATATACTTATCATAGATGAAGCTCAAGATCTGCTACCTATACAATGGAAAATGGTCAAAAAGATTATGAAAAAAGCAGGTGAAATATATATAGCGGGTGATGATGATCAATCTATATTTAAATGGGCGGGTGCAAATCCTGAGGACTTAATAGGTTTACAGGGTGATAGATATATATTAGATAAATCACACAGAGTTCCTGCGGCTGTTCATAAAATATCTACAAAATTAATTAACAAAGTACAAAATAGAATACCTAAGGTATGGAAACCTAAAACCAGAGCTACACAATACGGTATTATTAAAGATGCAGAAGGGCTAGCTCATGGCACTGTAACTCATCATGTAACACGAGGATCTGTTTACAAACAAATTGAAAGAGATAAAGGTGAATGGTTAGTGATGGCTAGAGATAACTATACTTTAGAACAAGTAGCTGATGAGATGAAAACAAAGGGTTTTTATTTTTCTATGCATGGCCAGCCTTCCGTTAGTAATAAAAGATTGACTGCCATTATGGCTTGGACAGATATATCTAAAAATGAAAAATCAATATCTTTAGATAGAGTAAGAACAATGTATCACTATATGACAGTAAAAAAAGGTGTCGCTTATGGTCATAAAGGCTTAACGCATGCAGATCCTGATAAACTTTATAGCTATGAACAATTAGCTGTGTACCATGGTTTATTGATACCACGTCATCGAATATGGCATCATGCCTTGGATCGAATGCCAGCACATGAGATTACTTACATAGTTTCTTTATTACGTAGAAAAGAGAAACTGAATCAAGAACCTCGGATCAATTTATCAACTATACACGGTGCTAAAGGGGGAGAAGCAGATAATGTAGCATTACTTGCTGATTTACCTAGGAAGGCAGATGAAGCGTATTATAAAGATCCTGACAATGAGAGACGGGTGTTTTATGTAGGTATGACAAGGACCAAAAAGAATTTACACTTAGTAAGATCCGATACGGATAGGGAGTTTAAAGAGATGTTTTATGACTAGATCAAAAAGTGCGAAAGGTGTTATGGGTGAGTTAGCCGTAGCTACTAAGTATATCAGAAAAGGTTATTGGGTTGCAATGGCTATGTGTCCGCAGTGTCCTTTTGATTTAGTGGTTGTAGATAAAAAGGGAAAATGTAGACTTATAGATGCAAAAACTGTGTCAATTCGTAAGACGGGTAGGCAAAAGGGTGTGAAGATTAATAGAATGTTAAATCAAAAACAGAAAGAAATGGAGATAGAAATAGAATATGTCGACCCAAAGACCACTATTTGAACCACCTAAAGAGTGGAATGCACCACAATCCTTTCCTGATTTATCACAGGCAAAGGAGATAGCAATAGATTTAGAGACTTATGATCCTGGAATCAAGGACACCGGACCAGGTTGGGCTACAGGTAATGGACATGTTGTAGGTATAGCAATCGCAGTAGATGGATTCAAAGGTTATTATCCCCTAAGACATGAAGGGGGCGGTAACTTTGATGAAGATATTGTCAGAGAAATATTTAAAAAAGGTTTTGAAAACAATGCAGATAAAATTTTTCACAATGCAAGTTATGACATAGGTTGGTTGAAACGCTGGGGTATCAATGTCAAAGGTAGAATAATTGATACAATGATAGCTGCAGCATTGATTGATGAAAACAGAATGCCAGGTCAGTACAATTTAAATGCAGTAGCAAGAGATTATATACAAGAAAAGAAAGATGAGTCTTTGTTATATGAAGCAGCACAAGCTTGGCAAATTGATGCTAAAGCAGAGATGTATAAATTACCTTATCAATATGTAGGTCCTTACGCAGAGCAGGACGCAGATCTTACACTAAGATTATGGCAAGCACTCAAAGTAGAGATGAATAGACAAGAGTTACACCATATATTTTATTTAGAATCAGAATTATTACCTGTCTTAGTGGAGATGAAATGGAAAGGTGTCAGAATAGATTTAGAGAAAGCTGACACATTAAAGAAACAGATACTAGCCAAAGAAAAAAAATTATTATTGGAAATAAAAAAAGATGTGGGTTTTGAAGTAGAAGTATTTGCTCCTAGCTCGGTGGCTAAAGCATTTGATAAAAAGAAAATACCGTACAATAAAACACCCACGGGATTACCTAGTTTTGATAAAAATTTCTTAGGAACATTACAAGATCCTCTATCTAAAAAGATAGTTGAGTCAAGAGAATTATTTAAAGCTAGGTCTACGTTTATAGATTCTTTACTAAAACATGAGAAAAATGGCCGTATTCATGGCGAAATTAATCAATTAAAATCAGATCAAGGTGGTACAATTACAGGTAGATTAAGTATGTCTAATCCTAATTTACAGCAGATACCAGCTAGAAATCAAAACATTGGTCCTTTAATTCGATCTTTGTTTATACCAGAAGAAGGCTGTAGTTGGGGTAGCTTTGATTACTCACAGCAAGAACCTCGATTGGTTGTACACTTCGCAGCTCTTACTCATGGTGGTCTTGATGGTGCCGATGAGTTTGTAGATTCTTACAGAGAAACGAATGATACAGACTTTCACCAGATAGCTGCAGAGATGGCAGGGATAGATCGTAAAGTTGCTAAGACCATGAACCTCGGACTATTCTATGGTATGGGTCAAAAGAAATTAGGTAGTGAATTAGGAATGGGTGAAGATGATACAAAAGAATTATTTGAGAAGTATCATAGTCGTGTGCCTTTTGTAAAACAATTGATGAGTCTTGCTAGTAAGACAGCAAATGATAATGGCCAGGTCAGAACTATCTTAGGTCGTGTCTGTCATTTTGATTTATGGGAACCTACTAAGTGGGGAGTGCATAAAGCGTTAGCACGTGATGAGGCAATGCGTAAGTATGGATCTAATTTAAAAAGAGCTTTTATATATAAAGCTTTAAATAAACTTATCCAGGGTAGTGCAGCTGATCAAACTAAAAAAGCAATGATAGAAGTATACAAAGCTGGTATTACACCTCACATACAAGTACACGATGAATTAAATTGTTCTTGCAGAGATGAAAAAGATATCAAATTAATAAAAGAGATTATGGAAAACTGTATTGAGTTAGAAGTACCAAGTAAAGTAGATCCAAAGATAGGAACATCATGGGGAACGATAAAAAATTAAAAATTTTAGATGCTGAATGTTACAACTGCAAAGAAATTATTGTTCCTGTGGATCAAAAAAGAAAAGAGGAGGGCAGACAAATTTACTCGTGTCCTAACTGTGGTGAGGAGTTTTTTGTTGAAAATACTATTGTTTTTGAAGCAGAAGAGGACGAAATTGTTACTTATCATTGACATGTCCCATATAATTAGGTAAATTATGGGGATACATTGGTTAAATATATTTATAGTTATTGTGTTTTTAGCAATCTTTTGGAAACAAATATTAATAGCTATAGCTGTGCTAACCTTATTATTTTAGGAGAAAGTAAATGAAAATAGATAAAAGATCAAAAGAAAGTGTTTATATAACAATCAATGGTTGGGTTTATTATATTGATGATTCAACAGGAGAACAAATAATGCAAAAATGGAAGGAATCAAAGTAAATGAACCCCGCAAAATATAAATCAGTTGCCGTGTCGTTAAACATATGGCGATTGTTAAAACTGTTAGGTGCTGATGATTTTAGATCAGTCGGTAAAGTCATTGAATGGCTTTGTATACAGGAATGTAAAAAACGAAACATTGAGGTATGAGTTTTTGTCCACAGTGCATGTGCCCCGAACATCCGAACATGTCGTGCATATGGTGTGGATGCTTACACATAGAAGAAATAAAGGAGAAAAAAGAAATGAAAAAAGACGAAGCAATTAAAATTTTATTAAAATATGTCGAGACCGATCATGCAGACCACACTTTACAAGAGGCTGTACAGGTCTTAAAAGACGAAAAAAAAGAACCAAAAAAGTTTAGAGTAGCTGTTAAACAAACAACGACACTACACTATGAAGTTTTGCACGATAGTCTAGAGGAGGCCATAGACGAAGTGCAGAAAAAAGTAAACGAGAGGGACTGGGGTACTTTACTAACATTTCCTCCTGGGTCTCCTGATTACATCCCTATCCCTCCTTTTACTGAATACGAAATTAAGGATGTGTTTGTCAAAGAACATGTACTTAAACCTAATCCCCACAGCGAAGGGGGTTCATCTGACACCTAGAATGAAACATAGGGGTACCAATGCATTTTATCTTCGCAATCCTTTCGTGCTCGGTATTCCTAATCCTTACCTCTATAAGATAGGAAGTGGTGTGACAGCCCGGAGAGACGGGCACTAAGGAGAAAGTATGGAAAAACAGATTAGTTATGATTTATATACGCCTTTCGGACCACGGATCCTGAAAAGTTCGATACCTCAAAACATTGTTGATGAAGTAAATAAAAAGGCAGATGATATCTTAGATGATGAAAAAAAATCAGAACAATTAGATTACAGTGGCAATTTGGCAGGTAATGTAAAGAAAGAAATCGCTTTGTCGTTGGGTGAAATTAAGTCACTAGAATTAGTGGTTAATAAATTAGTGACGGAGTATATATTAAAGACAGTGGGTAGTCAATTTAACCCTGAAACTACGAACATGACGTATACGTCATGGGTCGTTAGTCAGTACGCTGGTGATTTTAACCCTGTACATATACATGATTCGCAGCTATCGGGTGTGTTTTTTTTAAAAGTTCCGCCAGGATACGAAGAAGAATACAGAAGAGAAGATCATTATCCGAGTGTGGGTTGTTTAGAATTTTTAGGGAGTGTGCCGAATACCTTTAGTAAACATTCGTATATGGCTAAACCCCAGATAGGTGACTTATATTTATTTCCTAGTTGGTTGTCGCACCAGGTCTATCCGTTTCGCAGTGAAGGGGAGCGTAGATCAATGGCATTTAATATTCACTTACGAGCCAAGGCTCCCGGAACAGACGTTGGTAAGGGCATTGATAAGTAATGGCACACACGGGGAGAGCAGGCTTTCACAAAGGCAGACGAAAGCTCGGATCTAAGAAAAGAAAGAGACGCTCTTCTCGATATAAGAATAGGAGAAAAAAGTGAACACAGTAGTATTTATATTATTTGGAGTTGTGATTCTGCAGCTCTGCTTCGTGATCTTTTTGTTATGGGTTATCGGAACACGGCAATATGAAATTAACAAAGATAAATTTAAGGATAGGTTTATAAAATGAGTGAGATAGAAGAACTAAAAAAAGAAATAGAAATTTTACGAGAACAGCTCCGAGATCAGAAAGAGTTGAATGAGTTTCATCGCAAAATTAACGGTGATTTAAATGAAGAGTTAGATAAAGAAAAGAAAAAATATGCGGATTACGTATCACGGAGGTAAGCTCTATATTAGTTTGACGAAGGTAGAAGTCCAAGATGTCAAGGATAATGAAGGGCGTCCTTGTGAAATAGATATTGGTCATGTTCCGATGTTGATTGATGATGTCTTTAAGATTGCTAAAGAATACATAGCTGATATATCAAAAGAGCAATAGTTATTAAGTTATTCGTGCCTATATTAAGGGCATGTTAAAATTACTAAAGAATATATTTAAAACTCCTAGATTACATATGGACGAAGGTGTTAAAGAATTTTGTATGGCTGAGTATGGTAGAGAATGGAAGTACGCTTATAATTGTTATAAGCTAGATGGTCGTTTTCCTCGACTATTTCAATCTAAATAGACGTTTGATCTTCTGGTATTGGGTACGCTGATACGCAAGTCATAGTTGTTGTATACGTAGGATCTCTTTGTTGCATGGTTGTTTCAAAATTGTTTTTGGCTAATGCACAGGATTGCAATGTATCATAAGGCACGGATCCCGCAACCCGGACACAGTCTACTGCAGGTTGTGTAATACAAAAGACACCCACCAAAAAATACTTAATGATCATTAGTTGAGTTTCTTTGTCATGAGGTGTATCAAATAGTCTTTCAGATTACTTCTGGTTAATAGTTCTGTGGTAAAATTAGCGTAAGCGTTCACAATATTTTCTTCTTCTGTTATCTTTTCTAGTTCATATTGATAGTGACATAAGTGAAACAGTTCGTGGACCAGGACGTTGAGTGTTGATTCGTTTTCCATGGCCATGATATTTTCATCTAAGACAATAGTCATTGGTGGTTTAGAATGAAAAGAGCCTTGCTGTTCACTCACTTCGTATGCTAGTTCGTGGCTCACGAGCTTTAAATGGACTTTAAAAGGTCCCATTTCAACATACTCAGGTAACTTAGGTATTTTCACTACTTAAGTTTTTTTGTGATTGCACCGGCTAAGCCAGATAGGGCACTTGATCCCAAACCTGTAGATAGTTCTACACCTTTTCTTTTGTTTAATTGTTTTATAAAGTTTTCAACATTTACTTTAGCTTTTGATAGTTCAAGTTTTTTTTCGCCACCTCTAGGTTTGACTTTTGGTCCTTTACCACCAAGCTTTTTTCTTCTATTTATAAAATCTGACATGATTATTTTCCCTTCGGTTTTTTACCAAGTTTTTTCATATTTATAGCAGTTGCTGCCTGGCGTTTCAATTTCTTTTTACGCTTACCACCAGTCAATTGTTTAGGCATTTGTGCTCGTGAAATTGGCATATAGTTGTATAGAATATATTTTTATTTTCTTTTTACAATTTTTTATTGAATATGAGGTTACCGAGGTTACTTTTACAATAAGTAGTTGATTCTACTGTATAATAGAGGTAACTTATAGGTAACTTATAGGTTACCTGGTAACTTTTACTATACAAGTCTTGCAAAATAAATAGTGATAAATAATAATAATAATGTATATATAAAACAACTATATGATTAATTGATATGGGTAACGTAAGAAAGTTAACAACAAAACAACACAAGTTTGCAATGCTGATAGTCTCAAAAGGCGATCGCATGTCAGCAAAAGACTGTGCAATTGAAGCTGGTTTTTCAGAGAAGTCAGCACAACAGGCCGCAGCTAATCTCACTAATCCTAAAATGTTTCCTTTAGTAGTAGAAGAAATTGAAAGATTACGTAGAGAATGGCAAGAAAAGTATAAAGTAAGTTATTCAAGGCATATCAAAAGATTAGATGATTTGTCCAGAGGTGCGGAAGAAGCAGGTAATTGGGCAGCAGCTGTAGCTGCTGAAAAGTCCAGAGGCCAGGCAGCAGGACTCTATATTGATAGAAAAGAAATACTTACAGGTTCTATAGATCAACTATCTAAGGTTGAAGTAGAAGAAAAACTAAGAGAAATAGAGAAACAGTTCAGTATTAATACTGATGCCATTGAAGTTCATCCTGAAGATTAGTATTGCAATTCATAAATTTATGGGATAAGTTATTCTATATAAGGAGAATATAGAATGGCAAGAACTTATGTAAAGATTGAATTAGATAAAACAGAATTTGATATTATGTGCAATTGTTTGGACATAACTTTGTTTGGTCGTAACGATCTGAAAAACCCGTTGGTCAAAATTCTTTGGCCTAAATTTAAATACAAGTTAACAGAACAACATAAGAAAGGAGGTTTAAAAAAAATAGATCATGAGCAAAATTATCGTAGGCTTACAGCAGATAGATGAAGGTGCAATTAATCCTGGAACTGGTTTGCATGAACAACCAATATGGAAAATTGAAATGCAAGATGACGAGGAAAGATTGTTAGGTAAACATAAAATGGAAGAGTATATTTCAAAATCTTATGGCAAAGCTATTCATAGATTTAAAAGATGGAAAGTTATGACAAAGACAAGTGAGACTCAAGTTTATGTTGTAGTCTTTTCAGACAGAACACATGAAATGCTTTCTCCAAATCAAATGATGGATAAGATATATGAAGGTCATCAAGTTAGAAAAGACCCTAAGTTAGATTATATCGAATCTGAGTTAGCAGCTAAAGGTGGACATAGTCCAATTTTTATACCAGATGAAACTTAAACACTTAGATTTGTTTTCAGGTATAGGTGGATTTAGTCTAGGATTAGAAGCTACAGGACATTTTGATACCATAGCATTTTGTGATTACGAACCTTATTGTCAAAAAGTTTTACGCAAACATTGGCCGTGGGTTACAATTTATGACGATGTAAAGGAGTTAAACAGTGAAAGATTATCATCAAACGGACATACTAAAATCGACATCATTACAGGAGGATATCCCTGTCAACCATTCAGCATCGCTGGACGTCAAAAAGGTGAGCAAGATCCGAGACACGTCTGGCCAGAAATGTTTAGACTTGTCAAAGAACTCAGGCCGACTTGGGTTATTGGAGAGAACGTTAGTGGACACATTAAACTCGGTCTCGACACCGTACTTGAGAACTTGGAGAGTGAAGGTTACTTCGCAAGAGCGTTTAGTATTTCAGCTTCGAGCGTCGGTGCAGTCCACCAAAGAGAAAGAGTCTGGATTGTGGGCTACTCCGAACACAATGGATCATCTACCACAGAGAAGTCCCGAGTCAGTGAAAAAACAGATGACAACAGCAAGGAAGGGCAGAACAAGACCATCCAATTTGAGAGAACAGGTGGATCCCACAATAGTGAAGATGTGGAGAACACCCGATGCTCACAGTGGCCGTGGTCCTTCTTCGGAAACCAGGATGAAGATGAAACTAGAGAAGGGGATGCCTATCAGTTTGAACGATCAGGTAGCACATCCAAGATTGATGTGGCCGACACCGAGGGCGTCAGCAGCTATGGCAGAGAAGACAGAGAACATACAGAACAGAGGGACGCAGAGAGGCAAGTTGGAGGAGAAAGTGGCAATGATGCCCACACCGACATCGAGGGATTGGAAGGACGCTGGTCCCAATGTGAATTACGAGAAAGCCAAGAAGAAGGGCAGATTGGCTGGTCACAGTGGTGGCAGTCTGAACCCAACGTGGGTAGAGTGGCTCATGGGGTACCCAAAAGGGTGGACAGACTTAAATCACTAGGCAATAGTTTAGTTCCAATGATACCGTATTATATTGGAATGAGTATTAAGAAAGGAGATATGTTATGAACAAAATAGCATTGAACATAGTACGTCAACAGAGAGCATTGAAAGCAATGAGAGAGGCACAGTCACCTGTGTTTAAGCATTTTTGGTTTAATGTTTTTGGCAAGGTATGGTCAAATAGCCTCACACATAATGAGGATGGTGTGCCATATGACAACAAAACCAGAAACTAGATTTTGGAAAAAACTGAAAGAATTGACTCCGAACGTACATTGGACAAGGATTGAATCCTTTAGTTCACCTGGGATACCTGATTTGCACGGTGTTTATCGTGGCGAAGACGGGTATCCTGTTAGTGTTTTTGTTGAATTGAAATGTACTAAGCTGAAAAAAGTGGCATTGACGCCTAAGCAAATTTCGTGGAATTACAGCTATTATGAAGCTGGAGGGTTAAATTTTATTATGGTCGAGACCCTCCCTAATAGAGCCTTGTATATATATTCGGGAGGCATGGCCCGTGAACTCTCCATTGCGGGCATAGAAACGGAGCCATTGGCCATTATCCCCTATCCGTGGTCCGGGCAGGAGCTGCTGCTGACGATGGAACGCTTTCTCCATTACCGTGAATCTTGCGACTCGGCTACCTAATCTATGCCATGAGCTGCATCCTGGTAACCAGATGGGTTGACAGCTGCACAAAGATCCTATAATATTGGGACATGATTAGTTTATTTCTCCATTGGCTACTGGGCACGAGCTTCATCGCCATAGTTCTATTGTTGCGGTTTCCCCGACTCAGGAGACCAGTAGCGTGGATCGTGGTTCTGACAATTCTCCATTACGCTTAAATCAACTTTTGCCTACCAACATAGGCCAGGTCAGCTGCTGTCCCAGGCAGGAGAATCCTGTGACGATTCTCCATTGCAGGTGTGCCACGAATCTTTGCCCTCTCTACTATAACAAAATCCGGCTCAGCTCAGGAGTTGCTGTGAAATCTCCATCAGGCGTGACTCACGACCCGTTGCCCTTAGGTATATATAAAAAG